AGCTACTTCCGGCGATACTGCCCCAGCAGTATTTACTGCGGTGTCGGTCATATTTGCTGCTGTCCCTGCCGTATTTGCAGCGCCCATTCCAGCAAGCCCCTGCGCAATGTTACCACCGCCATACCCGCCAAGGCCACCCATAAGGCCACCAGTTAACATATTATCACCACTAATTGCTGCTAGCCCTGCACCTGTAGCTGCACCAGCTAAGATAGGAGCCATAGACATACCACCCGTTGCAGGGGCTGCCATAATTCCAGCTACTGTAGGAGCAATAGACTTAAAGAACTTACCAAAGCTAAATGCTTCTGGCAAGCCTGTGTGTGGGTTAACAGTTAGCGATATACCGTGTGGTTTACCCATTCTCTGTAGGCCAGAAACTTCTTCTGGTGATACGTGCATTAGCATTGAGTCCCCGTTACGACCTAAGCTCGCTAAACCTTGTGCTATTCTTTGTGTTGCCATAATAAATCCTTAAGTAACTATCTTCAAAGTGCCGGCATCGTTCCACACACTTCCGACGGGTAATCCTGTTGCGCTAGTAGGTAAATTGTTAAACGTAATACTATCAACAACAATGGGGTTTGTCGAGCCTAATTGCCTAAAGTATGAGTTTAATGAACGCACTAGCTGATCAAAATACTGTGGAGAGTATTCAGTTGGGGGTAGAGGCAAGAGAGGTGGTGCAAATGATTTTAATGCCATTGTTATCCCCTTGTTCCATCTGGTCGCGCATCAACTCTAGGCATACCTAATTGCCACTGCGTACCAACATTACTAGACTCAATCCTAAAGTTCATCTGACGACCACGAGCCCTAATAAATACTTGATTCGTATACTGGTTGACGGTTGCAGTTGAAGTAATTACTGGTCGGTCTGTAGCTACCCCAGATGCATTTATATCAGTACTTACAGCACCGGGGAAATTCCGGACACCTACTGTAACCGTAGCCTCAGGAATTATTGGTGCACCCGTTACTGGGTTAAAGTTCTGAGTTAAAGAAGTTAATATCAGGAATAACCCGACGAACCAACATAAACTTATCACCATCCTCAATATCTACATCGGCTGATTGGATAAACGATTCCATTCCTACAGGTGGTGCTCCTAACGGTTGCCCGTCATCTGTTCCAGATTCATGTGTATAAACCCAACCATCGTGTGCGGCAAGAGGAAATTGGAATATCCCAGAATCAATCCAAGCTGTGCGGTTTAAATTACCATAATACCAAATGTTATCTGAGTAGTTATAGATTACGTACCTATCGATTTCAGTTGCGTTAGCCGTACAATAGAACCAAACAATTTCATTAAACTGATTATTCGTACCCGCAAAGAATATTTGCCCTTGTTGACGGTTAATGTTTTCAAATACAAACTGCCTTAAAGTACAAGGTAGTGTATCTACTCGGCCGTTATATACGTAGAACTTATCATTGCCCATCCAATAAACAATATTGTTAGCTGAGGCAACGGCGTTACCACCTACGATTGACACCCCACTGGCTATTTCTTGAAGCCCAAATACTTCCGCAGTATTTAAAAACTGCATTGAATTTAGTGATATATCGGTCCAAATTAGCGTTTCTTGCTTAGCGGGGAAGGCAGTTACAATACTTGTGCCCGATTGTAGGTACAAGAACCCAGCGGTGTTAGTTAGCTCTGGCTTCCAGTTTAACGGGTCTGGTCCAATATCTGGGTCTACGTTTGCCCATCGAATTAACAACTGGCTAACAGGACCTAAGTAGTCTGGTGCAGGCGCGGCAGCATCGTATTCCGAACAACTTAATGCAAGCAAATGTCCTGAAGGCGCAAATATTAGTGTACCTACTTCTTGAGGCACGGCAACTGCACCGCCTAGTGACGACATTAAAACTGCGCGAGTAAGGAAATTAGAGTCGTATTCCCAGTAATAAATATCTTCGTTTGCGATATTAAAAATTAAGTCGTTATTAAAGTTATCCGCGGAGTATAGTCGGGCGTTGTTAAAGATAGGCACTGTAGAGCTTGAACCCCAAGTACCACGTCCCCAAGTGCCTGTACCCCAACCATAACCTGCTGTAACGTTCGCATACCCAATATTAATTTGGAACGCGGCTGATATAGCAGTGCCCCCGCCCGATGCTACTGTCGATGTTGCTGCCGTTGCTACTGTAATAGTAAACGTGTTATTAGTGACGTTACTAATTTTAAATTCTTTGTTTAAATCTCCAGCTGGAACGCCACCTACACCCACTGCACCACTAAATGTAACCCAGGCACCCTCATCAGCGCCGTGCGAAGCTATCGTAACTAATACGGTAGTGGAACCATTAGTTGTACCAAAACAGTTGTCGGTTGAAGGTGTTGTAGATGTTGTGTACGTTACGCGGAGGGGAGTAATGTCATACAGGGTAGTACCGGCAGTAACATATATCTTTTCATTTGTACCTATACATAGTAATGGAGTACCTGTCGTTAAAGCCCAAGCAAATAGTAGTCGGGCCTCACCTGCATATTGCTGGAATGTCTGTACTAACCAGCCACCAATCTTTTCAGGGTAGCCTGAACGAAAGCGAACCTTATCCATATCCGACCATCCGCCCTCAGAGGCGTAGTTAGTCTGGTCTTTGTTAATCCCTGGTTTAAATACTAGTTTAGATAATGGCATGTTATTGGTATCCCTGCTCTAATGACAATATGTACTCTCCGAGCGATTTAGTATTTTCTCGGTCTAAGCACATCCCGCCATCACTTTGTTTTTGAATTTTCAGTGTCGGTTTCGTCGGTTTTATTGGAGTCGTGTGTGCGCACCCCATTACTAAAGTGAGTGTCAAACCAATCAGCAGGGTTTTGTTCAAGTGCATCTCTAGCCTTCTGTGCCTTTTTGTGCTCTTGATGGGCTACCCACTTATCTAATAAAGCAAGTAGCCTGTCAATTACAGCAATTAGTTTAATCATTTTTTATCGGCAGTGAACACACCAATAGCGCCAATAACTGCTAAGCCTAAAGCAATAATTGCTTCACCTTGTTCTGGTGAGATACCTACGCCTACAGCAGTTAATAAGGCTACTAGACCGCGCCAAGTTGATGCTTCTTTACCACGTGATATTAAATATTCTTTCATATTAAAGTCCTTTTGTGTATTTAACCTTACCGTTTTTAAAATGTGCTGTTAGCACTTCCCTTCTATTGCGAGGGTCTACGCTTAAGTGTATCCAAGTTCCCTCGTATATAAGCTGGTCAAATTTAATCGGTGACTCAGCAATCTTGTTAGCTACTTCTTTTGGCGTACCAAACTTCGGACACGTGAAATCAACGGCATAACCCAATACGTGCGCAGATAAATCACCACTTCCAATAGCACGATTAAGAGCAAGGCAACGATAACCACTAGATATACGAATGGAATTATTGCCCAAAAGGCTACGAACTTGCTCCAACGTAGCAGCCAACATACGAAGTTTTTCCGTAACGACTGGTCCTGGGGTGTTGTCAATCCCTTTGCGCACTGCTGTTTGTGATGCGGTAAATTCATTTAGGCTAAAGTGCTCCGATAGTTTCATCTAATACTTGCCCTCTGCAAATATGTTTACAAATACTGTGCCGTCTTCTAGCGCTTCAATTTCATGCCATTCGTTTGCCACTAGGTTAAATGCACCGCTATCTTTTGTGGCAATAACTTCCTTACCCTCTTTGCGAATTGCAATAGAACCTGAGTGGCATATTGTTGCATGACTCCAAGTATGTTGATGCTTAGGCAACCCCTCACCATTGTTAGCGTGAAAAACATTGTTTTGTGTACTTTCATATACAAAGGTATGCTTTGGGGTTATAGCAATTGTCATAAGGTAGTAGTGCCCGATGTAGTAGGCTGAGCAGAATCTGGAACTGTGGGTTTTGGTAAGTTAGTTGTTAAAACTGAACCATCCCAAGTATAACCAAGAGTGCCTGCACCTTGTACTTCAACTAATTCATAATCAGTTTTATCTGCGTTTAAAATCCAAACTTTTGCGGTCGTATCCGCTTGAACTAATTGAATAGAATCAATAGGTGGCATCCATTCAGAACCACCATCCCAAACTACAACGTTTGTAACAACATTATCTTCAATAATTAAATAGTTTTGTACCATTTTTATTTGTCCTATTACCATTCAAAAATTATAGTACCTGCACCACCTGCGAAGGCGGTAGCGTTACTATTACCTGCACCGCCACCTCCATTAACTCCAGTATTCGCACCTGTTGCGCCACCCCCTAAAATACTATTACCTCCAGGTACAGCAGAGCCATAGCCTGTCCTATATAATACTGCGCAACCACCAACATCTACCCTAATTATAACAGTCCCAGGGGATGCGCCCCCCCTAAGATTTAATGAGCCCGCTGAGCCTAGCCCACCTGCGCCACCTGCGCCACCTGCCGCACCTCCTGTTGCTGATATTGTAGTTATTGTTTGCGTGCCTGATGTTACAGTAGATGTCCCACCGCCTGTCCCTAAAAGAGTACCTGTTATCCCACCATTTCCTCCGTCACACTTCAAGCCCCAGCAGTAGCAGGGTCAACGGTATTAACATTGCCAACAGGTACAGGTACAGTAACAGTAGCTGGGGTAAATTCTAATATAGTAAGCGGTACAGCCGTAGCATCTACAAGCGGTACGGCAATAGACTTTACAGGCATACCATCTTGGGTTAAGCGTATTACTGTTATATTTAGTGGAGTCAGTACCAATGCAACTGGTGGACGCAGGTATTTCATACAGATAGGTACTGGTGGTACACCAACAACTACTGGGTATCTAAGTCAAGCGGCACAAATAGGTGCTTCGGCAACCAGCACAGCCTCATCAGGAGTAGTAACTACCGCCTTTGTTTTACAAGGCTATGCGCCATCAGCAAGCGATGCGTATAGTGGTAATGTTGTAATTACTAATATCTCTGGAAATAATTGGGTTGCAAGTGGAGTTATAACTAATGATACTGCGACAAATGCGGTGGCAATGTCTGCTGGTAGAGTAAGTTTATCTGGAGTATTAGATATAGTGCGAATCACATCAGCACCCACTGCCGACACCTTTGACGCTGGCTCAAT